GCATCTCCATCAGTTTTTTCTTATCATTCAAACTTATATCTTCATATCTTCCTTCAAATAAAATACCGTCTGTCAATGACCCGAATCGACCACATTCAAAATTTATCGTACCAGAACCTGAGGTTCTGCGGGTCTCAATTAATTTATTGTTTGTAGTCTTTGTCATAATAAACTCGGTATTAGTCATTATAAATGTACCGCCATTGATAGTTCCGTCTAAATATGTTCCTGCCGCATCGCAAATTGAGAGATTCTTAATATTCGAAGAAGCACCACCCGCATCCCCATCGCATCTAATGCCGATTCCTTTTGATGCGTTAATCTTTAATGTGTCAATATTGCAATTCGCATTAACTAGTATGAGGGAGCTGCCGACACCGCCGCCTAACCCTTCCATAATACAGTTTGAAATATCAATATTACTGTTATGACACAGGACATAAGTGTAACTCTTCTTTGGGTTAGTCGTGATCTTAGTATTAACAATTTTTAGCATGTTGTCATTGCCAGCGCACCATAGACTACTGGACAACTCTAATTGTTCGCAGCTAATAGTTAATATATCCGTGACACCAACCCGCGGGTATCTAATTGATTCACCTAGATTAAACATTTTTCGATGAGCCAAAGCTGATCCAGTATATTCACCCTTAAGATTTATTTCACGTGTTGTACCATTCGTAGCCATGAATTCTGGGAATTGTGTTACGCTCTCCGGCCCAAGCTCGTGTCCAATCAATGATTTATTATGTCCGCCTGTAGATAAATCTAATGTTAGACCTTTAAACTTACTATTATTTGAGAGACCGGTTATATAAATAAACTCATCGTTCGGTTTCTGTATCGTGGTGTTAGATAACGTACCGTTAGAGCAGTTATTCATAGTTAAACCCCTGTATTTAGAATTATTAATCGTTATATTAGTAAACTCATAGTTTATAATGGGTTGGCCGTTCGGATATACGTTTACCCGCTCAGTCGATACCCGTATGAGTTGGCCGGTGTCGCGGTTCGTGAACGCCTGATTGTAGTTATCCAACTCGCTACGCACCCATTCCTGACTGACAAGCGATGCCATTAAATTAACAAGTGTTAATGCGCTTACACATCCCGAAGCATCCCCGAGTCCATCTAGAGACATACCGCTAATATCATGGACGAAAGGCCATTGCGTGGGGTTGTAGATGCCATACGTAAGGCCCGATAATTGCTGTGAATCAAATAGGTCGTACTCGGCGTCTACACCCTCATTCAGTATAACAATTGCGGGCGGTGCCTCACTAGAAGTGCGACCCCGGTGGGTCGTTTGTGGCTTAACTGTAACATTCTTAGCAGTGAGCGTTGCTAAACCGCCTACTACTAAAGTCGCAGGCAAAACAACTGACGTGTTCGCGGTGTAATCCGGGCCCAGGTCCAGATTATTAAACGCATAGATAACCGGTGTTCTAATTGAGGAACGGGTTTCATCAAAATCAAATACCTTTGTGCTCGTTGTATAGGCACCCGTTACAAAGATACCATCTTTATTATTTATCACGCCGGTGGAATCACTAACATCCACAACAAATCTAGTAGTAGTCTTATTGGCAGATGTATCTGAATCGCACCGTAACAGGGAATAGGTTTTATTCGCGGGGGTCGTCACGTATAGATTGGTAATCTTTCCTGAATGTCCCATATTAGTATTTACCGGTTCGTCGCCAGAATTTTCAATATAAATATCTTTCATATTAACATTGCCGCCGAAAATGGATAAACCTTTACCTTTTGCGCCTTTAATTGTGATACTTTCAAGTTTATTGTTATCTCTTGAATGAACCAAATTTAATGAGGCGAGAGATGCATCACCCAAATTAGATAGTTCGCAATTATACATATCTACTTTTGTATCAGGATTACAATAGTTGCCATAATATAAATTAACACTACCTGACTCTGTCGATAAACTGATATCATGCATTTTATGGAGAGTACTGTTGCGATCACCGAGAGAGATTATACCCACCGGACCGTGGGGACGAACATAACTCCCAGGGGAAATATATAAAATTTGTTCATTAGCCTTCCTCACGATTAACTTACCATTAGAACCAACGATCAACCCGCTAGATAAACTGATGTCTTGTTTAATGTCAAATGTATGACCCTTCGTAACACAAATTAATGGCGGAACGAAGATACCAGAAACAGCTGCCCCAAAACTTATTAAAGGCGCTGGCACCTCATCGCCGGAATTATAATACACGCCACCTACCATAATCCCGGCAAGATTAGGCGCAATAGGCATTTCGGAGAGGGAGAAATCCATCGCATCAATGAGTTCTGTACTATCAAGAGTGAACGCTAATGAACAAAGCTCCGGGTTTTTAATAGCAATTAGTTCCTTACTATTCGCGCGTTTCTGAAAGTACGCATTTACAATCTTGCCATGCACCGCACCCTCCGCATCTATTGATTTTCCGCTACAATCTATCATTCTTAGATTAATTATATCAATGCACTCATCAACATCCAGAGCCTCCGCCTGCCTCCCTCCAACCAAACTTAACGCGGGGGAACGCATTGTGTCCTGGAAGGTTAAATTTCTTATGCAATAATCATCTCGTCCCGTTTCTACTAACCGGAGACCCGACGATCCCACGAATTTACAATAATTCATTATGACACTATAGCCATCATTTATATTTAACGCATCAAATATATCGACTTCATCAACACCCATAGACCGCGCCTCAGATATAATTATACCCGAACCATCCACGATTATCGGGTTAGCTTTTGTTCCAATCACACTCAATTCACCATCATCTCTAATAGTGAGATTGTTTCGTAGGTAGACCGATTGTTTGATACATAAATCTGCGTCCGTGACGTATATTTGGGGGAAAGTTACGTTAGACAAACTCGTGTCTGTCGCAAATTTAAAGAAACCTTCCGCATCGACATTAGATCCATTAGATCCATTAGGTTCATAATCGTATAATCCTTGAAGTTCCACCCCTGCTGAAAATGAAGATGAACAATCGACCCAATCATCTCCGTCAATTAATGCTCCATTGTGTATTTTGGTCTTCTCGAAGACCAACTTCGAAAACACTCCTGTATGGTTGACTGTTTCTATGAATGAGGAGTCCTTTGCGCAGTCCAACATTTCAAGGTTGCCAATAGGTACATCTCCACCGACCATTTTTAGGCAGACGCCAGAAGAGTTATTAATCTCAGTTTCCTTTAAGAGAAAGTTTGTTGTAGCCTTGTTTATTCCTAAACAAGTTAAAGATGCTACGTTAGTAGAACCCAAACGGCTGAAGTCACAATCTACCAAATTAATGTTGTTCGCGTTACCGTCGCCGGCGAACAGGTAAGTATTAAAGATAGGAAGGTGAAAATCGGATCGTCCAACAACGATTAAACAAGGGGGGTACATGATATTGTTAACCGACGTATCAACGGGCTTAAATGAGACACCATTAGCAGAGATATCCCCACTAACAACTAATGCGCTTGGCAATGTAAGAGTACTGTCCTCCTTTATCGTAAGCAATTTGTCCCTCCCAACACATAAGAGCGGCATAATTGTTGTAGAAGATAAATCTAATAGAGTAGTCGAGGCGTCGGCGGAGATAGTGCCCATAAGATGTATTCCATTCACCTCATTACCGAAATCTGCGGGGGCTGAATAGATGGGTGATAATTTGAACATTGGATTAATGGAAACGGGGTCCGCCTTAATTAGACCATTCGTCGCCCCCGACACATCCACATCCAATGTAAGGTCATGAAACGCGGGTGATGATACATTTCTTAGGTCAACAAAAACATTGGCGGCATCTTTGACCTTAAGAGCATGTAGATTTAAACCAGAACAATCAATCAGTCTAACACCGTCTGCTTTAGACTGATTGACAGTGTTACCTGAAACGTGGGCTGAGATGGTGTTCATACCAACAAATGTCAAAGCAGGAATATCTAAGTTTTCCACGGATGAGCCTAAATTGTTGAAAGTACAATCACTAAGCGTAATTCTTTTCTCACGATCAACCCAATTAGTTAAACCACTATCATACCCATAATTTAATTTTAAACCAAATGACGCGTCGGACTTAACTAACAACGATCTATCGAGCGTATTTTGTGTTGCAGCACTCGCATCAAGAAAATCAGATTCGGCGTTAGGAACCGCAAATTTTAATTTACCCGCCTCTGATTCGCCATTAAGGAAACTATTAACACCGGGATTAAATGTTCTTTTATCAATGTTTGATAACCAATCAGCACAGGTTAAAGAACAATCCTTATATGATGCGCCTCCTAGGAATATTATTCCGGAGGCCAAACTATCCTGACCGAGATCGGCAGTAAACGTTTGACCGATGGCTTCAAATTTGGCACCGGGCAAAACAACAACAATTGTATTTGTTAAATTAACAGTTGTGTCTGAACCTAAAGTATTCCCACTCCAGCTAGGAGGCCAATAAATAAACGATTTCTTAATGTCATCAGAGAGAGAGAGGTCCTTTAGTGGATCAGCGCTGTCTTTATTTTCCCCATAAACAAAAACAAATGATAATTTTTGGGTTAAATTACTCGAACTCATTTTATAATATTATATAAGAAAAAACTTTTTAACATAATTTTTATACTAAATATATATAAATTATGTATGAAGCGATTATTTATAGATAATTAATTATTAATTATCAAATAAAAATCATAATCAATAACGATTCCTTGGCTATCATTCAATTTTATTGGATCCATTTTATTATCTATAAAGGTTACATCATAGGTAGATTCATTTAACTCAAAGTTATAGTAGTTACTGAGAAACCAGTTAACAAAGATTTTATCAAAAAGGATATTATTAGTAATATAAAAATTAACATCGTTGAAAATGTTTGTTAAATCGAATTTCTTAATTACACAATTATTACTATCTTTGATATTTATTGTGGGCACCAAAAATTTGATGATTGATAAATTAAAATCTTCGTGTACATCGTTCAAATTTTCAAAACGCAACATAAACGAATTAAATGTGCTATTATCAAGCGTATTCCAATCATAAAATATACTATATTTGTTTTCATTATTCTGGCGGTTATTATTTCTAAAATTGCTAAATCCATTTATACTAAGCGTATTAAGAATTTTACCATTTTCATTAACAATTGATACACATTTTGGTTCAATCAAAAATAAATTATTAATATGTAATGTCAAATAACCTCTACCCTTATGAAATAATTTCTTACAAAAAAGAACGAACTCAACGCCATTATAGAATAGTATTTTAATATAGGTGGCGTTAAGAAAATGATAATCATAAAGCAACCAGAATAAAAGAAATATGGGAAGATAGATAAACATTATATATCATATAGATTTTCATATTTAAATTTTATTATTATATTTAAATGAACCTTTTGATGGAGATAATCCAAAAACAATTAGTAGTATAGAAGTTATAATTGTCATACTTATAAACGGGATAAATACAATTAACCAAGAAACAACCCCTAAACCTTGTTTACATAAAATATTTAAAACAATCGTAAATAATATCATAACAATAAATTTAAGCAACGCAGTATTAAACATATTATTAAATAGATCAATAATTATTTGTGTCATACTAAACAGTATGTATAATAACGCTGGTGGACACAAATTTTTTAACAACATATAATATAATTAAACATTATTAAATAAAATAAAATAAATAAGATATTATAATTTACAATTTACTTATCATATTTGGGAACACCATTTATAATTATACCAACTAATTTGCCGACGTCATCTTCATTTTCAACCTCATATATTTCTCCATTTAATTCATCTGTAATATAAAATTCTTTCATTCCATCCGCAAATTCCAACGTGCATAAAAATGCCCCATCTTCTTCATCTTCTTCTTCATCTTCTTCTTCTTCTCCAACCTCTTCTTCATCATCTTCCTCTTCTTCTTCTCCAACCTCTTCTTCGTCAACGTCTTCTTCCTCTTCTTCCTCTTCTTCCTCTTCTTCCTCTTCTTCCTCTTCTTCCTCTTCTTCCTCTTCTTCCTCTTCTTCCTCTTCTTCCTCTTCTTTATCTTCTTCCTCTTCTTCCTCTTCTTTATCTTCTTTATCTTCTTCTTCTTCCTCCTCTTCCTCTTCTTCGTCAAACGCTTCCTCCTCTTCTTCTTCTTCTTTATCGTATTCTTTATCTTCTTCTTCTTTATCGTATTCTTTATCTTCTTCTTCTTTATCGTATTCTTTATCTTCTTCTTCTTTATCTTCTTCTTTATCTTCTTCTTTATCTTCTTCTTGGGGCACCTGTTTTTCCACGACAGGGTTAACCTGATTATCTTTTTCTAGTAAATCGGTTAATTGGGAGATATGTTCTTTAGTAAAATCGCTGGGTAATTCGGGATGATCATCATCGCTATTATCATCGTCGTCTAATAAAAGTTGTTCGGTTGGAATAGAACGCTGTTGAGAAGGAAAAGTGGGGGAATTTGTTGATTCAAAAAAGATTTCATTATCTTTCGTAGATGCGGTCACGTCGGTATCGGTATCGGTATCGGTATCGTTGTCACTGGATACCAATGAGCTAGAAGAGATAACATTATGAAACATTTTATGATTGTCCTTAATAATTTGTTGGTGGGCGTGTTTTTCCTTAATTTCAAGAATGATGGGGTCGGTGTCTAGTAAAAGCTCATTGCTGGTCAATTTGTCAATTTTTAATTTAAGCTGGGCGTTTTCTTGGATTAAATTTTGAAATTCGGGCAATTGTTTTAGTAAATTAGTAACAATAGCATAGAGGTCTTGATTATGCTTGGCGGTATGAATAATAGGTAAAATATTATCAGTTAAAGCCTTATTCATAGTGGAGTTAATCTTTTTAATAATATTATCAAAATTACCATCACGGGGACATAGTTTAGATGTCATTATACAAGAAACATAGATAAATGTTTAATATGATTTAAAAATATATTTATCTTTACTATAAATAATGGATAGTTATGTAGAGGAGATAGAAATAATAAAAAGGCAGACGGATTATAGTGAAGAGGTAATAAGGAAGAAATTAATGGATTATGATGGGAATATAGAGAAAGTAATAATGGATTATATAAAGCCGGAGGCGGGTGATGATGTAAGAGAAAAAGTAATAACAAAGAATCAGACAAGATATAAGGAGATTAGGGGGATGATGGATGAAGCAATGAGAAATTACGAATCAAAGAGAAGTGTAGGAAACGAATAATTATATTTAGTATTTTTTTGTTAAAAATATAATTATTTAACCCGGTGTAAAATTAAAGTTATCAGATAAAGCATTTTTTTTAGATAATTTGTCACCATTTCTGCGTAATTTGAAATTATTAGAGGAGATAACCCTGGAATTAATACTAAATAAATCATTGTCTTCGTGTAATTCGGGTAGAACTCGTGTCAATGGTTTATCAACAACGATAAGGATTCTCTCACTTTTAAGTTCTTGGCGGTATTCTTGTATAGAAAGATTGCCGTAGTATTTTGATAGTGTGTGATAAGGGTCGGGTGCGGGTTTAATATTTTTAGTATAATTATATATTTTGCCATATAAATGATTAAGCAGATGGTATCGTTCAAAACGAGTGGAGGTATCAATGGATTCATTCATAAGGAATGCGGTGGCACATTCTGGGCTACAAAAACAACCATAACACTGATAAACATCGTTAACGACATGTTTTGGAATATAAAGAGGTGGGTTGTCAAAAGAACATGTGTCCCAAAAGCAACAGGATTTATTATTTGAAATAGAATTATTATGTAAATTTACAGCTAGATTATTAATTTTGTCCCAAATAATAGAATTATCATTATCATCGGTGTGTGTATCTATGTTTTTATCGGGGTCATTATTGTGAATAATAGGATGTGAATGAAAGGTGGGATTAAAGTGTTCGCTCTTATTAAAAACTGAATTATTAAAATTATGTCCGGTATTTTTGAAATTATCACACGTATAGGTATTAGAATTGGAAAGAGTTTCATTTTGTAAATCGTGAGAGTTGCATTTCAAATGTAATATAACATTTTGTTGGGGAACATATTTAGTTTTGGGGGAACTAGGAATAGGCACAACCTTACCACCGCGAGGTTTTCTACCTCTTTTCTTCAAAGGTTTGACTTCAGTATTCGATTGGTCGGCATTTATATTTTTTGTTCTAGGTCTACCAACTCTGCGGGGTTTATTAGGTAGATTTAATGATAGGTCAAGAATTGTCATAATAGTATTTAATAAAAAACAAAACTTAAATAGTTTTAAAATATATTTAAACTAAAAGAACGAATTAAATAAATATGTCGATAACCGAAGAATATAGTGGTGTTCCGTGGGTAGAAAAGTATCGTCCGGTAAGATTTGAAGATATAGTATTAGACCCAAATAATAAGATAATTATGGAAAATATAGTAAAAACTAAATATTTTCCAAATCTATTACTATATGGGCCGCCGGGCACAGGAAAAACGACAACAATCGTGAATTTAGTAACGAGTTATCTTAAAAGTATAGGTAAAACCGGAAAAGGATTAATGATACATTTAAATGCGTCGGATGAAAGAGGAATAGATATTATTAGAATTCAAATAAATCAATTTGTCTCTTCTCGTCCATTGTTTAATGATGGAATAAAATTCGTAATATTGGATGAGGTAGATTATATGACGAAAAACGCACAATATGCATTAAAATACTTATTACAGGGATATAATAAAAACGTTAGATTCTGTTTAATATGTAATTATATAAGCAGGATAGATGAAGCACTTCAAAATGAGTTTGTGCGTCTTCGCTTCAATCAATTACCACAAAAGGATACCATAGCCTTTTTAGAGAAGATAAATATTTGTGAGAAATTAAATTATGACGATAGACGACTAATGTTATTACAGAAGATTTATAAATCAGACATAAGAAGTATGATAAATTATATGCAGTCAAATGATAGAATGGATCATAAATTAGAAATAATAGAAGACAATGTATGGTTAGAATTAACAAATAACATAAAAAGAAGTAGTGTGTGCAAAAGAAATATAGATGAAATAAGTAAAAAATATAATATAGATATAATAAGTATTATTAGAGATTATTTAAATTATATAATAAAGAATAAGGAATATTATATAAGTCAAAAGTTCCTAAATTTTATAGAATATATTATGCATCTACAATATTCTAACATAGAATATTTGAAACAATTCACTTTAGAATATCTACATAAATATTTTAACGAGATAGACCGAGATTATCAAAACAGTTTATGCGTGACATAAGACGATTATTCCAGCTATTAGGGGGCGAAGATTTAGTTGGGTCGAAAGAGGTAAGTTTAAAACTATATTCAGTCTCGAATTTATTAGAAGGAATAGTAATAGGTTTTGATAAAATAGTAATAGGTTTTGATAAAATAGTAATAGGTTTTGATAAAATAGTAATAGGTTTTGATAAAATATTATTTCTTTGAGTGTTTTTCGGGCGAGATTTTCTTCTATACATATTTATTATATATATTTAGAAAATAATTGAAGTAGTTTAACTTAAAGAAAATGACAGAAGTAAAATATGGCTTTGTCGGTAAATGAAAATACCGATTTAGATTTGCAGTTACAGTGGAAATCTTTCCTAGAAGATGAAGCTGTTATGATAAATTCGTATGATAATACGAATGATAATAATAATGAAAATATGGGTAACAATGACCCAATAACAATATTAAATCAACCGGTTTGTAGTGATATTTATATATCAACACAAACAAAAATATCATACCTAAATCAGCCGATGAATTTATCATCTATATTTTGGAAGATAAATGTATTAAACTATGGTGATCAAACGGTAGGTGTGGTAAAAAAACAAATGAAGTTTAATTCATTATGTCAGGATGAGTTAGAGAATATATTATCCAAGCTTCCAACAAATAATTTTGTAGAGAATCAAGTTATCGCACGTATTGTAAATCCTGAAGGAAGGATTAAGTTTAAAGATGTGAGAAAGATAAGTATAGGAATAAGCAATAAAGATATTATTAGCACGAGACGTAAAAAACGAGGGGCATTTTATAATTGTTTTGTAGTAATATTAAGAATAAAATATCTAGGTAAATTTAAGGAAATCCATGTAAAGGTTTTTAATACCGGGAAATTAGAAATACCGGGCATACAAAATCAAGAGATGCTTAATTCAGCATTAGATTTGCTAATTATAGAGTTAAAATCTCTAATTGATACCGATATAGAATTATTATATATGCCTAACAAACACGAAACTGTTCTAATTAACTCAAATTTTAATTGTGGTTATTATATAAATCGTGAAAAACTATATTCTACATTGAGGTACAAGTATAAATTAAATTGTGGATATGACCCGTGTTCTTATCCAGGGATACAGTGTGAATTTTACTATAATAAATCCACCGTAGAACAGAATGGAATACAACCGAGTAGTGGTGACCCAGAAAGTATAAATTATATAAAGGTATCATTTATGATATTTAGAACGGGTAGTGTGCTTATAGTTGGAAAATGTAGTGAAGAAATACTAGATGATATATATATATTTTTAAAGAGAACGTTGAAAATAGAGTATGAAAATGTGGGCATAAAATCATCAACATTTGAGACAAAAAAAAGTAAAAAGAAAAATATAGCAAAGAAACGAATCCGCTACAAACTAACAAACTAACAAACTAACAAACTAACAAACTAACAAACTAACAAACTAACAAAATAACCAATTTATATATTTATTATGGGTAAGTTCGTCTAATTTAAGATCATTATTTTTACTACAAAATTTATATTTTAATTCATTTAATAATATGGGCTGTTTCTTTAATTTCTTTAAAAAGAGCTGGGGATATAATATATTTTTATTGTTTTGTATATTAATAGTAGTTATAAAATAATCTAGTATCTTTAATCGTTCGCCATATTGTAAATTGTCTTTATTTAAAGCCATATTCAAAAGGTCCTGCCCGAATTTATTTGAATGTTCGTTAAAATAAATTAACAATGGCATATTATCACCAGACGTTAATTTGCATTCATAAATCAAGGTATGAAAGTAATTAGAATATATTTTCAATAAAAGTTCCACATTATTTGTGATGCTTCCCCCAATATTTGGAGATGCAAAATTCTTTTTAAATGTTGAATCGATTTCAAATATTGATTTTTTATACACAAAAAGCATCGCATCTTTTGAATTTAGTTGTAAAAAGCTATGATTCTCATCACCAATTTGCCCGATAAATTCAATATAATAATATATGGATTGTTGAACGTAATGGGTAGTTAATGTAATATTTTTCGTATACAATAGTAATAAACTAAATATATGATTTATCGTCTCTAACCCTTTAAAAACTATATATCTATAATAACCGATATCTCTTACCAGAACACTTTCCACACATTGCCCGATATATATGCTTATCAAACCCATATACTTCGCAAATATTTCAGTTATCCCTGCGTCATACTCGGTTTTATAATTATCTACATTTTGCAAAGAATTCGCAGACATATTTATATATAAAATTTATATATTTAAATTACTTAGATATATAAGTATTTAAAGCTTGAAAAAAAGAAAACACTATAAATGACTACTACCGAAGAAGAAGAAGTACAATATACCTCTCCAAGCAATCAATGTTTACAGCATTGTTGTAAAATTGCCGTCGTAGAAGACAGACCTATTATGTTAGATTATTGGACGAATTCATTAGACGAATCTGTTATTATTGGCGTTCGTGAAAATGGCGAGAAGCTTTTAGTCAAAAGCGAAGACGAATATACATCACCCATTCAAAAGATTTATAAAGTAGAAACCGAATTTATTATAATCACCGAAAATTCATTATATGTTGTTAGTGCAAATATTAAAACGAAACGTATCGCCTAATTGCTGATTTTTAAATTATACATATACTTACAATTTAAAAATCTATATCATCATTATCATTATCATTATCATTATCATTATCTTCCGCAAATTCCATCGCATATTTTAATGTAAATAATCTGGCCTCCGCATCATGTGTCTCTTTATCGCTTTTTAATAAATCGGCTATTTGTGGTACTAATGGGTCATCTGGATTTGGATCTCCCATCAAAGAACATATACTCAACAATAACTTACTCACCGTTAATGCTGGACTCCATTGATCCTTCAATATATCTAAACATATACCCCCCGCACTATTTATATTACAATGATATATTTTTGTTAAAAATACCATCCTCGGCGGCTTAAATGGGTAATCTTTTGGAAATGCTATCCTTAGATAAAATACACCGCCCCGATACGGACTATCATCTGGTCCCATAATTGTTGCTTGCCATAAAAATATATCATCATCTACCGGTCCAGCAGAACAATTTGCCGGCGGATTCGTTTGTAATTCTTTAAATTCTTTTTGTATTCTAGATTCTGTGGCCATTTTACTCTATATTACCGGATATCTTTATATGTTAATTATTCAAATATGTCATACCTGTATCAGCCAATAAATATGCTGAGGCAAATGATATACTTAATATGATTGACCCTAAAATACCCATATTACCGTCCGTTTCATATAATGATGGTGCAAATTTTGTTATTAACTTATTAAAATATGGCGTCTGGAATGTAAAATACAGTAATGCTAATATTATTGGTATCTTATAATGTGCGAATAATATGTCCGTATTTATTAAACCCTGTTGATATTCGTTATTTTGTTTTACTATTTCTTCCTTTGTTACATTGCTATTTATATAATCATTATTATTTCCTGGCGGAATATAATTCGCTTTTATGTTCTCGTCTTGCACTAACCCATGCGTTTCTTGTGGTATATCTCTACTCGGTAAATTCAATCCCCCATTTGTTGTCGCTTGCTGAATCCCTGTAACAAACTCATTTAATTTCTCGGTATCCTTATCTCTTTGTATCTTTAATTCTTGACTAGGATTAGGTATAATCACATTTATATTGTCATTTGGGTTAGATTGTAATGTGTTCATTTGTTGTATCGGGACACTTCCCGAATTTATAGTGTCTTTCGGTAGATCTGAGAGATTTGTAGTAGTCATTCTATAATATGACTATTACAAAAATATACTTTATATTTACGCAAAAACCCTGCTCTTCTTCTTTCCACAGCCAATATTACTATCTATAAATTTATAACATTTATCATCAATCTTATAGATACTATCTTTTATCTCTTCCATTGGAGGCGGCCTATATATATAGCATTCCATACCATAACATACCTTTCTAAATGTTGTTGCTAAACCCAATCCTAAGATTATTGATAAAATAATCTGTCCATTCTCTGTATGAATTCTTTTTACTATATTATCTATCATTTTACATTATAATCATATATTAGTTTTGGATTGGTATCTTTTTGATTTTTGAACTATCCATGGGACATTCTACTATATCCGCCCTATATTCATAACATAAATTGTTTCTATCAATGTATTCTATATCTTTTATATTCTCTAATGTTGGATATACCAATACCTTATC